TTAAATTCATTCATAGCATCATTAATCATACACATTGTTTTGCCACCACCTGTGGGAACAATTATCTGACCTTTAGTGTTACGAAGCATTGCTTTAACTGCTTGCTCTTGGTGTGGTCTTAGTTGCATGTAAAACTCATTGATATGTACATATCATAGCACAAAAAAACCCTCTGTGTAGAGGGTTGTGACAGTTTCCCAACTGATCTCTTCTAAAAATTTATAGCATCTCCCGAACAAACCATACAAAGGTATGTATATAATTTTAAATTTTAAGAGAATGGATTTCGAGTTTCAAGACTCGCTGCCATCCTCCAATTACGTTGGGGAATATCATTCTCATTTCGAGGACAATTATCATCATATAGAACTCCATCCACCTCTGATTGTTTCTTTGATACACCATATCCTTGATAATCCAACCCAACACAAGATGGTTTCACACCATTTAACCAATGTTGAACTGATATAAACTTACCCTCTCTTTCTGGTTTCACAACAGCACCATGCAAATCATTATTATTAACTCTTACACATCTATATTTTTTATAGTAATAAATATCGGGATGCTTTGGATACACCCATTTCCCAGAGTGACTAAAAAACATATTTCTTCTACCTGATAGTAATATCTCGTATGAATTTATGTTTGGATGTGTGTGTTCTGGAACAACAAACATTTCTGATTTATCAGATTGAAATTGAAATATTTGCACTTGAAATTGTCCATCTCTACGATGTAAATATGAATTAAATCCCTCAAGATCATATATTCCGTGGTCATAATTTTTTAAATCAACATTTTTTGCATCTCTTACACCATCAGAATCAATGTAATCATTTAAATATCTTTTTAACTCTTGATCCTCTTTATTCTTCATGTTCAAAAAATGCAAGATAACTGTTATCATCAACTATTATATTATATTCTTTATCTTTTTTCAAGTCACAATATGTCATTTCATCTAATGTTTGATTATTTATTTTCACACTCCCTTGATAGCATATTAAACAAGAATAATTTTGATTTGATTTAACTATACCAGTTTCTACCAATCTTCCGTTCCACTTCTCGTTCTTTCTCCAAGGATTAAATGAGATGGTTCTAGTATTTTCATTCATTTTCACACCAACAGGATAACTTAAATATTTTGTTATGTCATATAACTTTTTATGATGTGATGAGTTTAATTCAATCATTTCAGATTTATTAGAATCAAAATCTAGTACAAAAATTTTAAAAATACCATATACACAAAACAAAAAATGTGCATGCCTTTCAGAAGAATCCTCAAAACCAACAAATTCTTCCTCTGCATGATGAGTACACAAGAAGAATTTTGGAGTTCGATATGTTCGATTAAAAGTATTCATTCAATTTCAATTTTTTTTAATTTTCGAGATGATATTTTTCTCGTACAACTGTCACTATCCACAGATATAATTTTTCCAACATAATCCTCCAAATTCACACTATTTGGAATCTCGTGGGGTAAATTTACTGGTAAAATATCTTCTTTTTTTTCTTGTCTCAATATTTTTTGATATCCATGCTGTCCAATTGATTCAATTAAATTTTGATTATCAAAAGAAGTATCAAATCTATCAGTCGTAGTTGTTTTTGCGGGGTAATCAGATATTGATTTTGGTGCATTTTGTCTACAATATCTTATCACGACCTGTTTCGTTTTAGGTAAATACTCCTCTATTTTAAATATCATCTTCATTTCTGCAACATTCCCCAAGACGTAAGTATATATTTTTCTTTTCCTATTGGTGGATTGCCACGATGAACATGTGTAAAACCTGCTGGCCAAATAAGCACCGTTCCTTGAACTGCTTTAGTTCTTTTATTTTGATATAAGAACTCAGTCTCACCACCTTCCTCTATGGTATTGAGATAAGCCTGAACAACAAATCTTCTTGTTGAAGTGTTAAAACCAGCATTTTCATAATGCCAATTATGAAATCCTCCTCCTATTGGAATTCTTTTTGCTTTGACATCATATAATAAAAAGTTTGATTGACCTAATAAACTATAATCTTTTAAATAATTATCGACACAACCTTTTATCATTGGTAAAAAAGACCTAACCAATTTATCTGATGAAGTTAGGTCAAAAGAATCATCATTTGAAAAATTAATAGTTTCATGATCTCGCTCATGTAACTTAGTACCTTCCTGTATAATTAATCCTTCTCCTCTTAAATAATCAATATATTCTATCCATTCTTCACAATATTCAGGTGATAAAGCATTTTCATAAATCGTAATAAAATCAGTGAGCATAATAATTAATTAAACGAACCGTTTGCAGTACCTCCATTTCTACCACCAACAGTATTTCCTGTGATAGTGCTATTGTTTGCAATAGATTCACTGCTAAAATATATAGCTTTTCCATCAGAACCTGCATTACCAGGTGTGCCAGGACTGCTTCGATATGCTCTGTCATCTGCTCTAATTCCACTAGTTCCATTCACAGGGGCATCATTTATATCACCACCAGCACCACCAGCACCACCAGTTGCACCTCCTTCTGCACCAGCATCACCACCATCACCACCAGCAGATAATGAACCATCATCACCTGCTTCTCCATCTATCAAACCAGAACCATTGAAACCACCAGTACCACCTCCACCACCAGTACCAGCAGGGAGACCAGCTCCACCACCTCCACCTGCACCAGATCTTCCGAAGTCAGTAGTACTCTTGTCTGATGGGTCATTGGAAGCACCACTACCACCTCCTCCACCACCATATCCACATCTAATCACACCATTATTATTAATAGTTGCAGCATATTCAACTCCTAATGCACTCGTACCTTGACCACCATGTCCAGCTGGAGATCCACCAGCACTACCAGCACCTCCACCATCACCACCTGCACCTGTCAGATACCCTGATGCTCCTATATCTACTTGTAATTCTGTGCCACTTGGCCAAACTCCAGTTCTGAGTGCAACATCAGTTGCATCTCCATCTTTTTTACCACCGATAGTTTGATTCACGTTTACAAATACTTTTTTACCACCTTGCCAATCTCCTGAAGTCAGATTGTAATTACCATCTAGTTCACCAATAGGTCTCTGATCTCTAAATCCACCAATAATTGTCACTTTTGCCGATACATTATTATATCTCCAAGTCGCAGCCATTTCATTATCACCTTCTACTTCTTTACTTGTATCTGTTTGACCTTCTGGAATGGTGTAATAATCAACTACCATATTTAATTTTTTACCACGAAAATCACTAAACTTAATCTCACCAGATGTTGGTATGCCAGTGTCTAGTGGTAGATTTGTTAATGAACTTCCTGATGGTGAAGCATTTTGAAAACTAGGATCATCTCTGCGATATTTTCCCAAACGACTTATACCACCTCCCCCACCAAATTCTGCCTCAATTTGCCCAAAAGATATTGAACTTCCAACGCCTGGTAATGTCATTATGAGTTAACCGCTGTAGTAGTTCCGATTCCGACCCATCCTCCAATATAAACTTGTAACTGATTTCCATCTGTATTGTATACTAAAGCACCATCTATCAGACCAGTAAGATTATCCCTCTGGTTGGTAGTGATTTTTGGTGGCAGCATGAACATTTTGTTTGCAAATGCTCCTGTAATATCTTTTCCAGCATCAGCAAAATCAACTGCTGATTTGGCTAATGTTGTCCCTACACCAACTATAGATGAGACTGTTGCACCAGTATTAAATAAAGAATTTCCAAATGTATCATCTGTTCTGATTCCTAAATTACCAGAAGCAGATATGAAAACTTTATTATCACCCGAATTTAGTTCAATAGGATTAGAACCAACAACTGTCTGAATACCTATGTTATCTGTTTTTATTGAAGTTACAGTTACAATTCCAGCAGAAACATTGGTGAATGTAGATATTCCTGATGCTGCGTTTACATTACCTGTGAGATTACCTGTGAGATTACCAGTGACATTTCCTTCAATTGATCCCGTTAGTGATACATCACCAGCAATAAATATATCTCCACCAAAAGTTGCACCAGCTGATATTTTAGCATCACCCTGTACGTGGAGTTTATGTGTTGGCAATGTTATACCAATACCTAAACTTCCACCAATTCCAGTTAAGGTCATCAACTGAGCATTATTAAAACCTTTATGCCAATGGAAATTGCCTGTATTTGATAAATCGTTTGCGTTAATATAGTAGTTAATATTTCCACTATCAGTATTAATTAAATCTAGTGACCTTCTTGTACTATATGGTGCGGAACCACTCTCGTTACCATATCTCAATGATCCAAAGTGTGATGATAAACCAGAAGCACCACCATTTAAACTCGCAACATTTAATTGTCCATAGACGGATACACCTGCTCCAATTGTTTCAAATTTGGTGGAATTATTATATTTTATATCAACACCTAAAGCATTTGTTGCCTCTAAATAAGTTTTACTCCCATCAGCATTTCTTAATTGAATGTCAGTGCCTCTTAACTGAAGATCTCCAGTGCCAGTTTCTGATATAATACTTTGTCCACCACTATCATCTACATGATATATTGCTAAGTCGTTTCCTGATCCAAAAAATACTTTAACATTGTCAGGAAGAAATACACTTGATCCAACACCTACCGTCGCACTAGTTCCTACGATTACATTATCACTAAATGTGCTTACACCTGAAATGTTAACTCCATTTTGCACATTAACTGAACTACTTGATGCTCCACTATATTGAGTCGCACTTACAATACCAGATACTATTAAGTTATCGTCAATGGTTGTTTGACCTGTAGCAGAATCAATTGTTAATCCACCCGTAGCAGTATCAATTTCATTATCATCACTCTGACCAATTCTAATATTGTCAATCGTTGCACCACCATTTGCATCAATAGAACCTGTAAAAGTTGTGATACCACCAACAACCAAAGTGTTAAGCACTGTATGTTTATTTGCATCTATGTCACCATCAAAAGTTGATATACCACTAGCAGCAAATTGATTTACAAACAGTGTACCAATACTTGAAGTGATTCCTATAAAAGTAGTGACCCCTGTAAATATAGAATTGCCAAGAACATCTAATTGAACTGTTGGCACTTCACTACCAATACCAATATTGGTAGTAGTAGACAGTCCACCAGCATTTGCAATAAATCCATCTGTTGCAATCGCAACTATGTTTGTAAGACCTGATGCATCACCAACAAATTTTGTAGCAGTAACAATTCCTGAAACTGAATCAACTTTTATATTACCTGCTGTTATCACTCCACTTACAACTGCTCCAGATAAACTTGTTATCCCTGTTATAATTGCATTGCCACGAACATCTAAACGTTTTTCTGGTATTGTAGTTCCAATTCCAACTAGTCCAACAGAGTTGACAATAAAATTACTATCATCGACCTGAACACCGTTTCTAAAATTAAATGATTTGGTATAATTTGCCATTACCTTTTTAGTTATTTATTTGTTTTCAAGAGAGTTGACTTTTGCTGTTAATTCCTTAACTGCCTCAATCAATACAGGTATCAATCTATCATAACGAACACCTTTTGTTCCATCACTTCTTGTAGCAGTGATACCAGGTAATCCAAGTGCTTCAACCTCTTGTGCGATGATACCAGTATCCATTCCCTTGTTTGCTAATCCTGGTTTCCAAGCAAATATATTACCACTTAATGAATTAACCATTTTGAGTGCATTCTTAATTGGTGAAATATTTTCTTTCATACTTATGTCAGAACCATTAAATGCAACAATATCACCATCACATCTCAATATTGGTTGACCAGATTCAAGATTGAAATTTGCTATGGTTATGTTAGAAGTACCATTACTTGCAGAAATTCTTACTGAACCATTAGTTGATGTATTAAGAATTGCTGCAATACCATCATGTCCACCATCTGTATGAATGTCTCCTGAATTTGTGTCATTGCCATCAATAAGTTTTAAATGTCTTTGACCAAAAATATCATTACTTACTGTAGCAATTCCAGTGATAGTTAAACCAGATGTGGTGGCTGCTGCTCTAACCGTGCTGCCACTATCTAATAATTGATTATTATTAAGACCGTCTAACTGAGATCCATCACCTCTAAATGATGTTGCTGTGCAAACTCCTGATATGGAAACTCCTGCTCCAGTGGTTCTAAGTTTTTCATTAAATCCAGAATAAAGTATTACATTATTTGTATCAGCACTAATCTTAGTTTGAGTATCATCAATATTATTTACTTTAAAAACATTAGTTCCAATTCTTAACTCACCAGTTCCTAACTCTTTTATATAAGAATGATTATTACTCGAATCATGATATATTTCTAAATCTCCACCATTACCAAATTTTATTGCAGCATCATCAGGGAAATTAGCAGTTTTTGCAATTCCAACACCACCAGATATTATGAGTGATCCTGTTGTTGAACTTGTGGAATCCGTTGTTGTTTTGATTTTAACTGCATCCTTAAGTTGAACTTCATTGTTAAATGTAACAGGTCCATCAAATTCAGATAATGATGTCTTAGATTTACCACCCTCAACCACAAGTCTTTCTTTGATTGTTGTTTCATCAAATACAACACTCAATCTACCAGGATTTTCACCTGTAACTGATGGTATTGGAGTATCGAAGGATGTTTCCTCACCAGTAAGTGCTGATTTTTTCTGGTTTCCAATATAGAAATCACCTTTGTTGTTCATTCCAGTGTAAACAACAGCACCACCTGCTCTTTCTTGTGACTGTGATAAAAACTCTTCCTTCTCAGAAATTGTTTTAACCTGAACTTGTGGAAGTGCAGTTGAATAGTTACCAGGACCATAACCAAGATATTCAAATGTATGACCTGATGCTCTTAAAATTGATGGTCGATTAAATTGAATTGGGAACGGTTTAATTTTCTTAACAAGTGATCCAGTTGCGTGATTTTTGATAACCGTACCAAAAACTCCACGAATTACTGAAATTTGATCATTATTAACTCCAAGTAAAGTATTTGTAGATACTCGAAGTATCTCCTCATCAATTAGTAAATATGATCCGTATGGGAATCTTTGAAGTAAATTATGTGTATTCGTAGTATCAACAGTAGCAATTCCAACGCCTGATCCCATCTGAGCACTTAATTTTGCATGTTCATTGTCAAATAATTCTACACCACGAATTGATAAATTCTCTTGACCAGAATCTGATACACCGTCATTTGCTGATAATCCATGTTTAAGTATGAATCCATCATCAACACTTATATCAGATGCTAACTCAAATGTAAATGTTGTGACACCAACCTTTGTTTTAACGATATATGAACCTTGGTTGACATTTGATGAATTATTCAATTGAAATCTATTTCCAGCAACAAGTCCATGAGGTTCAAATGTTGTGATAGTTTTTAACCCACCTGAGAAACTTTCAGTATCTACCTTAGATGATGGACTAACCGTAAATGCATATTGATCTGATATAGGATCAACATCTGCACCTGTTTTATGAATTGTAATCTGTTTCTTATCGTTTACTTCTTTTAATCTAAAGTATGAGTCGGATGCTGTTCCTAAACCTGTAAATTGAATAACTAAATCACTCGATACACCAATGTTTCCTGATGTTAAACCTGCACCAGAAATATTACCATCCAAAATTGCTACTCCATTACCAGCACCTATTCGATTTGCATCAAAATATCCTTTATTTCCTGCAGACCAACCAGATCCAGCATTTGTAATTTCAAATGATGTTACAGCACCATTGGAAACTATAACATCAGATAATGTTCCATTCCATGTAGAATCGTTTTGAGTAGTACTATTGAATACTTTTACATTACGATAGGTTGCCACACCAGAATTTGGTGTATAGTTTGCTCCACCAGAGTGAAGTGTAGCAGTCATTATACCCGCAAAATTATGTTCAGTAGTAAATGAAACTATCCCTGTTGTAGTATTATCTGTGAATGAGAATAAAGGTTGACCTATTCCAATAGATTTAAGTAATTTATCATTTGTCTCTCTTGTGAGACTCTTTAAAGGATCGTTTGTAACTACCTGTCCTAAAGGAGATCTTACAGCAAAAGATTTAGATGCTTGGGGATTTTCATTTACATTATCTCGATCTAATTGAGGATATAAATCAACTACATTTTGACTATAATTTAAATCAGTATATTCCTCTTGAATGGCATTACTGGAATTAAGAGCAAATACTTGATAAACACCATCTTGTGTGGCATCAATATATTCTGAAACTAATGTATTTCTAAACAAATAAATATTTGATTTTAGATCAGTCCTCTCAAATCTAGGAAGAGATGTATCCTCTATATTAAAATCATTTGTTGCAGAGGCACCTAAATTATCTCTTGTGGTTTCATACTCAAATGTTAAACTGTTTGGTATGTTTTTAACAGTAAATTCTCCATTATATCCTTTGTTATCTTCACCCAAAGCACTACCACCCGAACCACCATCTTTAATATTTTTGATCGTAACCAAATCACCTATTTGTAAATTGTGAGGTCTCTCTGCTTGAATTGTGATGATATCTGTTGCATTATTGAACGTACAACTACTAATAAATCTAGGATTTCTTTCAAATTCAAAATCTGATCTAGTAAGAGCATCATTTTTAGTAAAATCAGCTGATCCTCGAACACCAGTTGAACTTGATTCTTGAATTACAAAACCGTTTTCTGGATTCTTTGAGTTTGAAATTTCTTTTGGTATTGCAAGTCTAACCTTATAAATTTTTTCATCAAGAGATCTCGTGTCTGAGATTCTTTTTACGAATGATGGTTCGGTTCTACCAGTGAGTGATGCAATACTTGTAAATATATTGTTTCCTGTTTGAACATTAATAAACCATTGTCCTTGATCACTATCAAATTGAACAGGATGTCCTAAGTCACCAGAATCTTTATCACTGACACGACTTAACACTTTTAAATTTGTTCCTTTATATACACTGATAAATTCAGAATTATCTGCGTTAGTTTTTGAAGATGCTAATCTAAATGTATTAGTAGATCCTGTAGGAACAATAGCAAAATATACTGTTTTTTCATCTAAATTCTCTGGTAAATCACCATCGTCACTGATAACAATTACCTTTTCACCTGTTGATAGTTTGTGTGCTGATGCATCCGATGTTGTAAATAGACTTTCAGATGGTTCTCCAACTTCTATTGTTTTAACACTTGACAATGAAGGTGTGGCAGTACCATCCTCCATCAAAATATTTGCTGATTTTTCTACACCAGCGATATCTACAAATAAAACATCATTAACTTTGGCACCAACTCGGAAACCCTGAGTTACTGATGGTGGTAATATATCTTCAGAGGTAAATCCAAATAAATATAATCTTTTATCATTATTAACAGTTTTTGTTTTATCAATATCTATGGTAACCCAATCAATATTTTCTTCAGATGAAGTTATTGCCCTTGGTGGTAATATATGAGTAATGAAAGCTCGATCATCTTTTTGGAATGCATTTTTCTTAAATCCGTCAGATACAAGTGCTAATTGACCAAAGTTGGAATTTGAGTTAGTGATAGAAGCATCGGCACCCGATTTTGCTTCAAAATGAACACCGTATCCAATCGCAAATACAGATACAATTTGTAATACAGAATCATTTGTTATTTTTACATGTCTTGTCTCCCATCCATTTCTATAAATTGCATCAGAATCTAAATGAAATACTTTTTCAGTATCGGTTGCAGATGATTCTGATGAAAGTCTTTCATCAAAAACTGGAGTTATGCTCAATCCACCATAATCTCTACCTGTCTTACTATATTTTACAAAAGCACGATCATCTTTCTGCAATGAAACTCCAGTAAATTGTGCAACAACCATTGAACGGAAACCAGTTGCCTTTGATCCATCGGCATGCATACCATTCATACCATAAACAGATCTCAACGATATGTTGAAGATATAAGGTGATGCTCCTCCAACTGTATCGGTTTCAACTGTCACAGTTGCACCACTTACATTAGAGGCAGTTGCTAATAACTCATCAGGAACATCATCGAGAGCGTATGTAAACACTTTTTTATCAGTCGCACTGACACTTGTTACCTTTGCTGAAATATTATATTCAAGAGGAATAACACCAGATATTTTAATTGGGGTTCCTACATCAAGATTATGATCCTGTTGTGTTGTCACAGTTACAACAGATGATACGTTTGATCCATCACCTGATATGAGACTTGTAATTGAAATTGGATCCGCCGCAAATGCACCAACAATTTCAAATTCAGGTCTTCTTGCAGCAAAACCATCAGTACTTGCAGGAAACTTGTCAACAATATTTCGATTCGTTGTTGCAGTACCATAAGCTAATGAAAGCTTATAGTAATACATGTTCAAATCTGTTAATTCTGTTTGTTCGTTTAAATTTACTCCATCTGCGTATTCAAATACTGTTAATTTGTGGTGTGAAAAAGTAGGAGTGCTTAATTTGCTGGTAAATGTTGTATTATCTGTATATACTAATTCACTTTCCTTTCCATCAAATACAGAAAATTGCCAGAAATAACAGGCACCTGTGATTCTAAAAATTGCAGAATTAGGAACTGATGGATCTGTTGGGTTTGGAACATATTTTGGAATAATTTTTGTTTTTCTTAAATCAAGTCCAACAATTGAAGTTCCTCTTGGAACAATAACTCCACCATGAACACTATTATATTTGTGTAAAATGTTATCTTCAGCTGTAAGGTCAAACTTAGAGTCTAAATTTAAAGACAATGAGTCTGTTGAAACAGTTCCACCTGCTTGATTTAAAACTTGTGCAGTGTTTATATCTATTTGTTTTATCTTGTATCCTGGTCTATTATCAATAATATGCTCACCAGGCATCAATAATATTGTTGTTTTTTCTGTTATATCGTTATTATTACCTTGAACATAAGAAAATCTTGCTGACTCAATCAGTGCCCTTTGAACAGTTTTAAATGGTGTTGCTTGGGAATTACCCTGATTTGACATCGCATCACTTGCATCTAAATCACTTGGACTTACATAAAGAATACGACCTTCTACGTTTTTTAAGAAATTATCTAACTTATTCAGTGGCATGACACAATAATTCTACTATGATTCTATGTTCTATTTATGTATTCAAATTTGAGTTAATTTCGTTCAACATAATACCAAGTCACAGCAACTCTTTTTCTACCTTCTTCAACCACTTGACCTGCATGAGGATAACACCAATTAGATGGAAAAATTAAAGCATGTCCAGGCTGTGGTTTATAAGTTTTATGAATAAAAGATGTTCCCCCACCTTTAAAACTATCATTTAGATATACAATTACAGATATTTTACGATGATATTCTATTTGTTTCTCATGAGTCGCAGCATCATGATGAAATTTATATTCTTGTGATTTTTCATATTGTAATATTTGAATACCTTCTCTCCATGATTTTGTATCATATCCACCAGGCACTGGGTAAAAAGAAAAATTATGGTGAATGTTTTGAACTCTTCTTTTATATTCATCTAAACCTAAATTTATTTTATTATGAAAATTTATTGTTAGTTCATGTGATTCTAAAAGAGTAGTTCCAGAACTTGTTCTTATATTAGGATCAGATTTTGGATTGTCTGGTTCACTGTCACCAAATACGACGCTTTTTTCAAATTTAAGTGTATCAATATGATTATTAAGTTTTTCAACCTCATCAGATTCAAGAACTTTTACAACTTGTATTAAATCATTCATGTCTCTATAATATATTTTTTTTATTATAGCATAAATATTCTTTAGTCAAGATTTTGTATTTTAAATCCAAAACTATATCTATCACATTCACCACCTACACAATGCTGAAAAAATTCTGGCATCTTACGAAGGTTCTGTTGGCCAAGTGACTGATGTCAAATCTAATTTATAAAATTCATCTAGTTTAGGAGATGCAGATGCAGGTAAGTCCCGAAGTTGTTGTCGATATGTCTGCCAAGCAGTTCTTGTTGCATCAGGAACATCAGGGAATTGTGTCCAATCACATTCTTTGAGACGATTAGTTCTCTCCTCCCTCAATAATCTCATTGGTTCTGGTGAATCAAGTTCAGAAATCTTATCATTGATTTCTTTTTCTGTTGGTTTTGTTTGACCACTATCTAACCATTCAATACCAGAGTAAACATCACCACGAACAATATAATGTGCTCCTGGTCTAAGTATTGATAGTGCGTCTACGACTGTGTATTTCATTTGTTTTTTATGATAATAATTCTATTGCCACAAGAGAGGCATTTCGTATGGCCACTCCAGTACCATTAGTATAGTTGACTCCTAAATTGTAAGTTCTATTATTGGTATCTCCACCACCGTCATAGGCAACTATGCTAAAATCGTTTTGAAATCCAGTTTCATCATAACCTATACGATTAGTCCTTACGGTATGAGAACGAATATCTGAACCACCTGTAATTCTCGCTCTTGCGTACCAATTATTATTCTGACTACCATTTCTTTTCAGTTGAAAAGAAGCCATTAACACGACTCTACTGTTTGTAGAAGAAGGGGTGAGGGTGCATGAAAAAGCAGCACCAAAATTACCACTTCCATAAGGAGTACCACTATAACTTGTATCAGCAAATTGGTGATTAAAACCACTTTTTGCTGGAAGACTTGATGCAGAAGTACCTGGAGGACCTGGAGGTCCACCTCCACCTGGAGGTCCTGGTGGTCCTGGATTACCTGGTGGACCTGCAACAGTCGAAGCAGGACCTGGAGGACCTGCAACAGTCGAAACAGGACCTGGTGGTCCTGGTGGACCTGGAGTAATTGATGCCCTTGAATTAAGTACTTTTATAAGATAACAAAGTGCATAATATGGTGGTAAGTTTTTATTTGTTACAGACTCACCTACAGTGGTTGTTCTCCACAATTTACCAGCACCACCGAGGGTTGATGTAGCATCATAATTAAAATTATCATCAGAAGTGTTAGACCATGTGGGAGTTGTATCAAATTGTGTTCCCCCACTCTTACCATCTGCATTATATAATTGGTCATCACCAGGTATATTATGATAGTGACTAGGTAGACTTGCATCTTTCTGTCCACCAGTCGCAGAAGGAGAAACACCTGGATATGTAGTATCTCCAGTACTATTTGAAGCACCAACTATAAACTTATCTGTTAAATCAGGAATATTGAAATGAGTATTATTAGGTGCACCATGTGTTGTTCCAATTGCAGCAAACAGTGCACTGTAAGTTGTTCTACTTAGTGCAGTTCCATCACATAAAAAATAACCAGATGGAATATTTGATGAAGCTCCTGCCCACATGGTGATAGTTCCTATTGGCTCACCTCCTCCTCCAGAAACTGGAATCCATTGTCCTCCACTTCTTATCTTTATTGCCATCTTTTCCTCCTAGATATAAGGTGAATCACCAAGAATACTTGTGTCCCACTGTTCTTTAAGTTCTTCTGCTGTTGTTGCGGTTGTTATACCAGCAGCAGCAGGGGCATCTCTCAAAGCTTGTTTTTGGGCAACAATTGATGTAGTTGCAGCACCAACTTCAAGTGCACGTTGAAAATCAATGTCAAGAGCAACAAGTTTTGATTTCCTTGCATTTCTGATGTTTGTCTTATGTATTTCTCTGGCTTTCGCCATATCAATTCCAAATCCCATAATCGTTAAGGTGTATAAGTCCAAGCGTCCCTAAAACTTCGATCAGTAGGAACTTCTGATTTGTCTACTATATATGATGTTTTTCCTGCTGGAACATCTTTTGCCTGTATCTGCTCAACAGTCAAACTACAATTATCTGAAGGAGTCATTACAGCAACCACACCATTATCTTGAATGTAAATTATTCTTTTATCAGAGTTTGCCATTTTTTTTTATTTTTATTTATTAAGTGTTGACATTGGTTAATCTCCAAAAACAGCAGCAAAGAAACTATGACAATCTTCTATACCACCATCACCCTTATTTACCTCGGCTCTAAAACTACTAACAATATGGCTTCCAGTCGGAACGATGACTGTTTTGTTAGGGTTTGTTCTTGCACTTTGTACTTGCTGAATTACTACGACATAATTCGTATTAGGCATATTTGTAGTAAAATTACATTGATACAAACCAACACTGACATCGGTAACACTTGAAATATTAAAATCGTTTACCTTAGTTGCGTCCACTCCATCACCAGTATCTCCAGTAAACTTGACCCAAGCTTTTGCTCTACCTTTTGAAATCTGTTCTGCTGTTGATGGATTAGCACCATTTGTATCTTGAATAGTTTCTACTTTAAGTGTTGACATAACTAATTCCCACCAAAAACTGCACAAAAAATATTTGCAGCGTCTTGCGTTGTCGATCCATTATAAGTAACGACTAACTTAAAATTAGTCGTAGTTAAAATATATGCTCCCATTTCCCTAGCATTGCCCACATTTCCAGATTGACTATCATCTTTAATGTAGTGACCAGAAGAAACTACACAATAATTAGTATTTGCCATAGCATTATCAAATGTGACTGTATATTTACCATTTCCTGAGAGTTCAGTAATAGAACTAATATTAAAATCATCACGAATACCATCACTAAACCTTCCATCAAAATTAATCCATGCTGCTGCAAGTTGTCCTTTTTCTGTGCCAGAACTATTTTTAAATACTGGTGC